GGGGCTGTATCAACTTCGCTCAATGTATTGTCTCCCTTCCTAATACGCATAAATTCATTATGCTGTTTACTTCTTCTTGATCAGCGTCCTTGTTTTGAAACGCGATATTAAAAAGCTCTTCGCCTTTTACTTCGATAACCGCTGTTCCGAACAGAACTACGTTATCTGAATCTTGCAGATGGTCAGTAATGATTTCGTTTGCCGAAGATTCTATTTCAACCATATCCGTAGGGTCTTTTACAAAGCACACAATGTCATACTCTACCGTCTCGAAATTATCTTTTGACTTCTCAGCGATCATAAGGTGCATTTCAAATCTTGGCATTACGTTCCCTTAGCGGCTAATTCTCCGCCACAAGCTAGATATCCTGAGCCATCAATATAGTTGTCCATATGCTTTGGGTTGGACTTGATACGAGCTACCTTGAGCAAATTCATCATTACAGATACGTCAACGGCGCTTACGTTTATACCAAGATGAATAGACCAGTATTTGCCTATCGTGGAGAAGTTGTCTTCCATGTCTCCATGATCAGCGGCACGATCTTTTGTGACGTATTTTTTTGCCGTGTCTAGTATTTCACATCTTTGCATAATCTTTTCCCGTCAACTTTTTCCAGTTGTCTGCAATCAGTCTATCAATTTGATCACGATTAAAATAGTACCCTAAGCAACAAGCCGCTTTATACTTAGTCCAAGAGAAGTCCATCTCGCTTACTTCCACGCCATTATTACGCAGAAATTCCTTTTGCTTTGGAGTTGCGGCTTGGTTTAGCCAGCGTTTAGACTTGTTTGCAGCCGTGCTGTCTTCGATCTCACGCAGGAAATCATCAGCCGCAGCCATCGCTTGTACCTTCTCACCGATTGAAACCACTCTAGCACGTCCATTCTGAGCCTTTACAATGGCGATCCAGTAATTTCCAACCTTGCCTACCATAGAGAAACCTTGAAATCCTGTAGCCATCATTGCAGTGCCTAAGCCGTAGGGATCAATCCACATAAACGGAGACATCTGCATGAGATCGTATTCGGTCATCTCAAAGTTGTCTAAAACATCTTTAACTTTTTCTTCAAACTCATATTCACAGATTGGACATACGCGAGTATTTAAAGCAACTTCGCTATCACATTCTGGACATATTTTTGTTGGCGCTTCGGCATTTGGGTCTTTGGGTCTTCCATCTAGGTTTGCAGTTTCATCTAAAGCCCCGTGAGTAAGTATAGATGTGCCAAAGTCCATGACAACGCAATCGGTCTTGATGATTTTTGGATATAAATCAGGATCAAGAATGCGTAGACCACGACCAATCATTTGCACCATTGTCCCCTTTTGAGAACACGGGCGGGTCAGGATGATACAGGACACAGGCGGAGCATCAAATCCTTCTGTCAGCACCATAACATTCACAATGACCTGCGTGTCACCAAACTCAAGATCGTGCAACATCTCAGCGCGTTCGTCTTTTGGTGTTTCTCCAATTAAGAAATTGGCTCGGACGCCAGCGCGTAGGAAAGCCTCACAAACGTGTTCAGCGTGTAGGACTGTAGAGCAGAACACAACGGTCTTGCGATCCCCTGCCTTCTCTTTCCATTCTTCTACGATGCGTTCATTGATAACGCGGCGATCCATAATGGCCGCAACCTCTTCCATGTCATATTCTTTGCCACGGCGTGTAACATTGTCGAGTTGATTTTTAAGTCCAAGGTCAACAACGTAGGACGTTGGGCGAACTAAAAAGCCTTCACGGATTAAAGTCGCCAATTCAATCTGGTGTGCGCAATTATTGAATACACTGCGCAAACCTTTGCCATCTCCACGGTTAGGCGTTGCGGTAAAGCCTACGATCTCAGCTTCGTCGTTGTCTTCTCTGACTGCATTAATAACCTTGCGATAAGTGTCAGCCGCCGCATGATGCCCTTCGTCAATTACAACCATGTCAAACAACGGACGATCCCGTAGGTTTCTATCGCGTGACATTGTTTGGATCATTGAGAACACGGCATCGCCGTCCCAGTGCTTAACTGTTCCGTTTACGATGCTTGTTGTGATGTAGGGATTAACCTTCTCGAACTTATCTTTGTTCTGTTTGACTAGCTCGTCACGATGCTGAATGACAAGAATACGCTTGCCTTTCTTGTGACGTTCTCCAACCAGAGCAGAGAGCATGATCGTTTTGCCAGCACCCGTAGGAGCGACAACTAGGGTATTACCGTGTTTGTCTAAGGCTTTACAGGCGTCAGAAACGGCTACCTTTTGGTAAGGACGTAATATCATAATAAACCTATTTGCTAGAATAGTTGGGGGGTTAGCGGCCACGGCCCCCCTATCCGTGTTCTAGCAGGCGCGGAATGGCCCTGCCGCTAGATTATTGTTGCGCCCAAGAAGGTACTGCACCAGATGGCTGTGGAGCCGTTTGCTGTTGTCCTTGTTGCATTCCCGCCGCAGGAGTTGTCTGCGTAGGAATACTGCCTTGGGGCAAGAATTCGCTATTATTTGGCGTAAGAGCAGCCATCAATTGGTTATTGTCTTTATAACCGTTCGTACCCTTCTTAACACCAACTTTCACACAAAGCTCCATGCCATTCAAGTCCATCATTCCACTGATGTTACGATTTTGTTGTGCCTGTGGAGACATATCAGCAGGATCAATGTTGCGTGCGCTTTCCACGATTGACTTCAGCGTGCGAAGACCAATCTCTTTTGCGAGAGGCATACCACTTGGGCCTAGCTTATCACCATCAATAAAGACGCTGTGCCAGAACTTGCGGCGATCAAATTCACCACCGATAATGGTAAACTCTAGGTTCATCCACTTAGCAGATGTGCTTGCTGATTTCTTAAACCATTGGCCTTGACCAAACTCAGGAACTTCTACGTCACCTTGCTGAACAAGCAACACGGCGCGTACTATTGTGCCTACTGGAATAAGAGAGAACTCTTGGTTTTGCGGGTTTGCATCTTCGGGTACGTTATTAAAATTAAGCATTATGCTTCTCCTTCGCTAGAAGTTTGAGTTGTAGGATCGACAAAGATCAATTCCTTGTCGGTTTTGTTAGAGCCAACCGTCATCTTTTCAATTAACTTTCCAAGATGAGGCTCCTCTAAGACATCAAGTCTGCCAGAACGGTCTTTGGCTGGATAGCCCCATTCGTTCAGAGGTTGACATACAAAGGCACGATACTGACCGTGATCCCCTGTTAATACTGCCATCGTAATCACTTCGTCAACAATTCCGGGCAATTCACGCCCCGTCTTGCTACCTTCGATTTGCAGGCTGTATTGCTTTCGTCCGTACTCGTCAGTGATCTCGTCAAGAATACCTACGAAGATCACGTTCTTAGAACGGATATGTTGAATGTGTGTTAGCCACGACATCATTTCACGGCCATGAAGACCATAAGCTGCACGAGTGTCTAACTTACCAGAACGATCAGAGCGTACTTCTGGCTGTTGTAAGCACCACTGGAAGCACAAACGCCCTGCTACGGTAATCGAGTCCACAAACAGTGTATCGTACTTCTGCCATACCTCTGAGCCATCACCATAGATTGAAGCTACATAATTGTAATGTGATTCGCTGTATGGCTGATCTTCAGCCAAGGATGGATTTGCTCCGCCTAAGAAGCAAGCTAGGTCACGGCAATCTGCCCATGTACGAGGACGAACGACATCAATAGGGTGACCTTCGATAGCCGCGTCACCAGCTTCTAAATCCATAAACAAAGTTGTCGCTGGGTTTAGAGTGCGAGCCAGTGTGGTTTTACCCACACCGCTTGCGCCACAGACTACAATCTTGTGGCCTTTCTTTTCAGCCATACGCTGATCTGCTGAGATGATTTGCAATGCCATCTTATGTATCCAATTCTACTTTGAAGCTACCAACTTCTGTGGTGCGGCAATCTTCTAATATCCGCTTTATTGTAGGAGGTGCGGCTGTGAACTTACGTTCCTCAACGGCAAAGGTAAGCTTGCCATAATGCCTTGCGTCCTCATCAGATAGTTTAGACAAAGCCTCACGAAGAAGCTCTTGGTCCCATGTTACTTTCTTGGAGACAACTGCTTTGATCATCCAGCCGCCATGAGAGATATTTACGGTGCCAAAGTCTTCACCATTATAACCAAGTAACTCCTTGGCTTTTGGTAGATATGTAGATGACAGCTTCTCTTCTACTTCTTTTAACTGATCTTTAAGATCAGCCATAGATTCTTTTAGAACTTTTCTAACTTCAAATAAATCACGACTTTCCATGTCGATTCCTTTCCGCTTGTTACTAGAGTCCCAACTATAACCATATGGTGTGGGCAAGTGTCAAGCGGTTTTTTTCGACAATAAAATATCTATGCCCAGACAGGCTTTCATAAGTTTCTTTTTTAACTTAAATTCAGGAGTCTCAACGCCCTTGGCATCGTCAACAATATAATGCCACACGCCATCCTTGTCTTCTCTGCTATAACAGAAGTCAGCAACGTAGGCGCATATCTTCTGA